GTTATTGTTTTCTGCGGAAGCACAATACATATTAGAATCTTCTGGTGATAGTATTACACCTACAACAGCAGTGCTTTCTAAAACTAGTACGTTTTCACACGCTACTAAAGTTGAACCTAAAGCGGCAGGTAAATTTGTTTATTTTGCACAAAAGAGAAATGATAAAACTGCTATAACAGAATATTTTGCTGATGACGATACATTAACTAATGATGGTTTAGATATTACTATTGGTGTTAATACATTAATACCTAACAACGCTTATAAAATTGTTTCAAATAATATTGAAGATACCATGATTGTTTTATGTCATGATACTTTAGATACTACTAACACAGCGCCTTATACCCCTAGTTCAAATGTTGTTGGAACTAATTCAAGCAAAATGTTTGTATATAAATATTTTTGGGATGCAGATAAAAAAGTACAATCTTCTTGGTCTACATTTACATTAAATAATATGGAAGTAGTTTCTGCTGAAGCATATGACAGTTACATTTATATTTTAGCAAATGAAAAAACTAATTTAAAATTATTAAGAATAGATTTAAGAAATCCAAATTTTAACAATTTAAATTTTCCAATAAGTATTGATTTACAAACAGATATATTAACTGGAACATACGATAGTAATACAGACAAAACTACTTTTACTTTACCGTATGAACACAATCAAACATTGATAGCTATTGACGCAACTAATGGTGCAGATTTAACTATTGATAGTCAAACTGGTACAACAATTGTAGTACAAGGTAATCACACATCTTGTATTTTTGGAACTGCGTTTGAATCTTTATATGAATTTTCAAAACCATATGTAAGAGAATCTGGTGCAACTGGACAAGTAGCTATTACTTCTGGACGTTTCCAAGTAAGAACTATGAGTATTGACTACCAAAATAGTGGTTTCTTTACAGCTACAGTTTTACCAAATGGTAGAAGTTTATCGACATATGAAATGTCTGGAAATGTAATTAATTCAGCATCTTCAATAATTGGACAACCCAATATTGCTAGTGGAACTTTTAATGTTCCTATTCAATGTAGAAACACTGAGTTTGTATGTAAGTTAATTTCAAATTCACATTTACCATGTCACTTTATATCAGCAGAAATAGAAGGATTTTATCATAGAAGAAATAGAAGGATGTAATATGGAAAAATGCGTAAGGGAAGCAATTGTAAAAGATTGCGTAGACCTAGCACCTAAAATGCGTCTAGCAGATAGACGTGAAATAAAAGCTTCAGATAACCTAAGTCCACTAAAAGCATTAGTTCTTCCTTTCACTTATGAAGGCTCAAGAAACTACACAATCTTAGGAACTGAAGAAGAAGGAGTAATTGGAATGTTTGGTTCTGCTCCATGTAAATTTTCAGAAGGTTATGGAGTTGCATGGATGTTATCAAGCGACCAACTCAGAAACCATGTAAGACAATTCTTAAAAGAATGTCCTTATTGGATTAACGAAATGGGTAAAGGTTATAAATATCTTTATAATTTTGTAGATGAACGTAATTGGGAAACTTTAAAATGGTTACAGTTTTTAGGTTTTGAACCTAAAAAAAAGTTACCTTACGGTTATGAACAAAAAAATTTTATATTAGTAATGAAGGAGTTAAAATAATATGTGTACAGCAGAAGCAGGCTTTGCGTTAAAAGTTGTTGGTGCAGTTGCAGAACACAACGCAAAAAAAGAAAAAGCTTATAGAACTTCTGTATCAAACTTTCATGCTAAGAATGCCGCAAGTGCAGCTCTGTTTGATGATTATGGAACAATTGACAATAACAGAATAAACGCAGCAAAAGAAAAAGCGGCTGAAAAATTTAATATTAAAAGAGAAAAAATTGCAAATCTTTCAAAACAATTAAATCTTAATGTTGGAAACGCTACAGCTATTTATAAAGATGTAGGCACAGACACAGATAAAGAATTTAGAGACGTTGATATGGCATTTACTAAAGACATGATGTCATTTAACAGACAAGAAAATGAAGCTTATGCTTCTTATGCAAACACAATAAATAATCTTCCAGTACCAGTACAGCCTAGTGACATGGCACTAGCCATTAACATAGCAAGTGCAGGAACAGACTACGCAGGAAATGAAGATAGAAAGTTTTTTACAGGATAAAGTATGGCATATAAATCACAATACATACCAGTAAGGTTTCAAGCTACTTCTACAGGAAGACCTAGAGAAGCTAATGATTCTGAACTACAACAAATATCAAATGCGCTATCTAATTTTAATAAATCTTTTTCTAATTTTACTAGTGCTTATAAAAAAGAACAACAAAATGAAGCGCAAGATGTTTTTGATAATTTAAAAGCACAAGGCATTACAGACCCAGAAGAAATTAAAAAGTTAATTGATAAAAATGACCCAAGAACTGAAAAGTTAAAAGGATATTACAGCAAAGCTATTGTAGACGCTAACTTTGGATTATCACACGCTATTGAAGATTTTAATAACATTAACGCTAAAGTAACTAACATTACTGGTGGTGATGATAAAAGCGAAGCAATGGCTACTTTAGATGTTGATAGTTTATTTCAAACAGAAGACGGTAACCCACTTAGAAATCTAGACACACAAACTAAATCTTACACTAGAGCATATACAGACTCTATGAATAAAATGAGATTAGAATTAGATTCTAAAGTTTCAGTAGCAAAAGGTTTAAAATTAAATAGAGAAACTAATGCAGCAACATTTCAAATTATTGCTAAAGCATGGGAGCAAGGTAAAGGTTGGACAGAAACAAAAGCTGTGGGACCAGGTGGCTCAGAAACAGAAACTATTATACATCCGTCTACTAGAGTACAAAGTTTAGAAGAGTTAAGAAAAACTAAAGTAGTTGATGAAAAATTTGTAAACAAAGACAATTGGAATAAACAAGTATTAGATTATTTTGAACAAGTTGTTAACTTAAAAAATACTGGTTTAATTACTGACCCTCAAAGTTTAACTGACATTGTAACTTATCTTACTATGAAAAGAGGTAAGAATGGTGAATTACCTTCTTATTTAAGAACGCCTAATACACAAGAACAAGCAACAAAAATTATTACAGCAATTAAAGGCAAGTTAGCTAGTTCAAGTAAATTAGCTTTAGGTGTAGATTTGATTTCTAAAGGACAAGCTTACAAAAAAGATGAAGTTGCTTATGTCAACAAAGATGGCGAAACTAAAATTGGTTTATCAGATGATGATATTAAAGACTCTATTATTTCATGGGAAAAAACTATTTTAGCACCATACGTTGATGAGTTAGTTGCTAAAGGTGAAGTTCCAAAAGAATTAAAAGAATTTACTTCATTTCAATTAACACAAAAAATGTTGGACTCAAATGGAATACAACATCCAACATGGAAAAATGAAATTGAAATGGGTTTTGATTCTATAAATGTTATTAAAGTTGCAGGTAATAAAGACACTATAGACCCTGATAATATAAATATATTTGACAGAGGTTTTCAAAGATACCAACAGTTAAGAGCAGTTTATGGTGACAAAGTTCCTACTAAATATGTTTCTACTGAAGCGTCAACTTATTATGAGATTGTAAACAATCTTATGAAAAACACTAGCATGGGTAAAGAAAGAGCCATGATAAAAGCTTATGAAGCTGTTAACAATCCTACATTAAAATATGCTGACCTTAAAATGACTAAGTCAGAAATTTATGAAAATGTACAAGACAAATTTGATAAATGGTTTGATGAAGGTGTTCCATGGTTTGAAGGAATATTATTTGTTAATAAAGAAGATACTCCAGATTGGGTTAAAACATTTTTAAGAGATAGAGAAGCTTTTGATTGGGATAGTGTAGACATGACTTTAGTTACACAAAGAGCCACATCTACTGCTTCAGCAATGATAGCGGCAGGTATGAAAAAAGAAGAAGCTATTAAATTTGCAATTGAAGAAGTTGCTACTAGACATACATTAATTAATGGTGTGTTAGTAAATAATTCAGCTTTTCCAGATGCTAACCCAGATAAACTTTCAGCTAAGAGTCAAGAAATTGCAAAGAAATTTGAGTCTGTTTGGATTGATGAATATAAAAAATTAGGAAAATTAGACGGATGGTTTAACCAAGGAGATATTCCTTTAGTTCAAGATAGAAAAGGTGACTTAAAATATTACGCTGACGATTTGGTTATGCGTCCTTTTAAAAGTGGTTTGTTAGTTTTAACAGAAAAAGATTCTCAATTACCAGTTATGACTCCTAATGGAAACTTTGTAATTGTAAGTACAGGAGATTTTATTGACGGCAATGTAGAAGACATGATGAAGAAAGATAAAAAAATGAAAGTTCTTATAGAAAACGCAGCTACACAAAAGAAAAATCAATTAATAGAAAATTTGAAAGTTAATAAATAATGGCAACATACGATATAGATTGGGATTTTATTTCTCAATTAGAAGGTAATAAACTTAAAGGTTATCAGCCAAGCGATAACTCTGGTGTTACTATTGCAAGTGGATTTGATTTAAAAGAAAAAGATAGAAGTTTTTTAGAAAACATGGGACTACCAGAAAGTCTAATTAATAAATTAGTTCCTTTCTTTGGTCTTAGTGGTATGGAAGCTAAAGCAGCGGCACCTAAATTAGTAATTACAGACGGTGAAGCTAACTTATTAAATGAAGCTACACACAGCACTTACGCAGATATTATTGCAAAAAAATATGAAGCTGCAACTGGAACATTGTTTTCAGATTTATCTAGAGAGAAACAAACAGTCATTGCTTCAGTAGCTTTTCAATATGGTGATTTAGAAACAGCAACACCTAATTTTTGGAAACAAGTAACTAGCAATGATTGGGAAGGTGCATTGTCTAACCTAAGAAATTTTGGAGATGACTACAATACTAGAAGAAATCGAGAAGCAGATTATCTTATAAAAAAAAAGTCTAGCGTATTTGATATAGCTAAATACACTGTTGAACCTTACACAAGAGCAATAGGTGATGGTATAACAGACGCTTTTGATAACCAAGCAGAAAAAGGAAAACAAATGCTTGATAATCAAGCTAAAAAAGATGCGCTTGTAGTAGACGGAAGTATTCCTAAAATTATTACTAATCAATATATTGATGAAGCGGCTAAACAAAATATTATAGACCAAGAGTCTGCTGATACATTAAGTAAAAATATAGGTAACGCTGTAGATTATGTAGCTGATGGCGTATCAAACACAGTTAATTATTTACAAAATGAATCTGCTAAATCAGAAAACACAGCAAAACAATTACAAGAATTAACTCAAAATTACGCTCAAATAGATAAAGAAACTAAACAAGAAACAAAAGATTATGAAGCTAAATCTGCAAGAGAATTTATTTCTGATTTAGAAAAACCTCAGTTATGGAATTTAGATTATTCTACTCCATATGACAGAGAAGATTTAGATGCTATTCAAACACAAAAAGATTTAATTAAACAAGAATTAAAAAATAAATATAATTATAAAGACGCAACGTTTGCTGCGTATGAATCTGAAACTATTGAAGCAAATATTTATAAACAATTTAATAAAGAAAATTTAGCACCAGACCCTAATTTTAGATTAACAGAAGAATTGTTAAATGAATTAACAGAAGGATTGCCAGAAGATTTTATTGATGAATTTACTCACGCACACAGTTTAGCACACGCACAACAAATACGACAACAGTTGTTAGCACATTTAGAATTAGAAGATAAAATTTATTCGCAAGGAAGAATTAGTGGAACAGCATTAAGATTAATGGCTGCGTTCACTGACCCAGGCGCTTGGGCAGCAATAATTGCAACAGACGGTCTACTTGCACCATACATGGTAGTTGCAAAATCAGCTAGAGCATACAGAATTTTAAGAAGAGCAGGAGCCGGTGCGGCTTCTATTGGAGGTATTGAAAGTTATCTTGCGTCACAAAGACCAGATTTAGATATGGATGATGTTATGCACGGTGTAATGACTGGTGCATTTTTAGGTGGTTTGTTTGGAATACGAACACCAAAAATACAAAAAAATAATAATTTTACAAAACAATTTAAAAATGGAATGGATGAAAGTGACACTAAATTAATTAGAGATGATGGAGGTTTTACTCCTAATCCAAATAGTAATAGTCCAAGAATACCTAGTCCAGATAATCCTAATCCACTTAAATCAGATGGGCAAAGAACTTTTGATTGGTATGACCCAAATTACGATTTAGCATTACATACTAGAAAAAGACCAGATGGAAGATTTGAAGTTAAAATGATTGAAAACCAAACAGGCAAACCAGATGAACTAATTATGGAAGTTCGTAAAGATGGAACTGTTGAAGTAAGGAGATGTAAATAATGGCAAAGAATATTTGTAGTTGGGATGACGCAGAACCAGAAGGCGTGTTTGAAGATACAGCAACAGCCAATGAATTTGTTCGTGGAAGAATGGCAGAATTTAATATTCTTAGAGATGCTGATTTAACACCAGAAATTTGGGCAAGAGCATTTAGATTTGATTTCTCAGCAGCTATGGGTTCAACCCTTAGTGACAAAATGAGAAAGTTTGGAAGTTTATTAGTAAGAGATTCAACACCTCCTAAAGGAAATACAAATTACGTTAGACCAATAACTATATCTGAAGTTAAAGATATGAATGTAGATAGAATGATGGTTTTATATCATGTACCACATACAAATTTTATAAAAAAATGGTTAATAGAACAAAAGAAATTAGGAAGATATAAATGGAACAGTCCTAATAATAATTTAGTTAGAAAAGAATTTAATGATTTAGTTGGTAGAACTATACGTGGTGAAAACATTGCTTTAAATGAATTAGGCTATGCTTCAGAAGAAAGTCAAAGATTAATTAAAGAAATGGCTAAAGTACAAAGCACATTACTTAATGAACAATTACAAATGCTTAAGATTGTTGGAGTAGAAGGTGCTGAAAATATTGTAGATAATTTTAATTATTTAACAAGAGTACATAATCCACAAAAATATCAAAAGATATTAGAAGACCCTACAAAAGGTGTTGCATACTTAAAAACATTTTTAGTTAACGCAATGGAAGACACTATGCTTAAAGGCACTAAACAACGTCCTTTAACTATGGCGCAAAAAATGACTATTGCAGAAAATTTAATAACTGTAGTTCAACGTTCTAATTTTAGTAGAGGTGGTATTAATTTAGATTTTATAGTTACGTCTATGCAAAAACGTGAAATGTTTAGACGTGCATTATTAGACCAAACTAATATGACTGAAGAAGAAGTTACTAAGTTTATTGATAAGATGTTTAAAGTAAAACCAGGAACTACTGGTGCAAGTTCATCTTATTTACAAAGAAGAATTAAATTTAATGAAGGTTATACTGACGGTAGAACAAACTTTTCTGATTTATTAGAAAATAATGCTGAAGCTTTATTCATGAATTACACTCATGCAGCTATGGGTGATATGGCTTTAGCTTATAAAGGAATAAAATCTAGAGGTGATTTTCAAAGAATAAGACAAGAAATAATTGACAGCTATCCTGCAGAAAAAATTAATGGAAGTAAAAGAGCAAAATGGCAAATGGATAATGAAATTCAAGCTATGGATATGGCTTACAATTATATTAAAGGAAAACCACTTGCTGAAAATCCAACTGGATTAGCACCAACAATAGGAAGATTTATTCGTAAATTAAACTATTCAAGGGTTATGAACCAAGTTGGTTTTGCCAATATGTCTGAGATGGGAAACGTTACTGGTTTAATTGGTTGGAAAGCTACATTAAAAAATGTTCCAGAATTAAGACGTATGATGAAACGTTTAGAAAATGGTGAACGTGTAGACGATTTTATTAGAGAAATAGATTACACAATGGGAGGTATTGGTAATCATTCTATTATTCAACAAGTTACAAATAGATTAGATGACTTTGGAAGTAATATGTCTAATGACGCTATTACAACTGTAGAAAATAAACTAGACCAAATGAACAGATTTACTAACACATATTCTGGTCAGTTTATGAGTACGTCTGCCATGCAAATTGTAACTGTTTCAGAATTTACACAAATTTTTGGTAGATGGGCTTTAGGTAAAGGTGAAAGTCCTTTTGCTAAAATGAGATTTGGTAAAAACAGAATGTCTGACAAAAAGATGACAGCAAGATTTAATGACTTAGGTATAAGTCAGTCAATGTTAAAAAAGATTTCTGATGAATTTAAAACTCATACAACTTGGGTTAAAGGTGAATTAGGAACTAAAATAGCAAAAACAAATTTTGATAAATGGGGTCATGAAACTAGAGCCACATATATTATGGCTATGAGAAGATTGGCGCATAGAACTGTACAACAAGCTGACATTGGTGAAAAAGCATATTTTGGATATTTAAAAGAATATGGAATGAATGCTGATGGACACTTAGGTCAAATAGCTTATCAATTTAGAAGCTTTATGTTTACATCCTGGGCTAAACAATTTTTGTATGGTTTAAAGATGAGAGACGCTATTGTGTTTGACCAATTTATGAACTCAATGTTATGGGGTAGTTTAATGTTTTCAGCACAAACTTCATTACAAGGTTTAGTACATCCAAACCAAAAAGAATTTTATGAAAGAAGATTAAATCCAGAAACAATTGCTAAAGCAGGTTTTCAAAGAGCTGCGTTTGCTTCATTGTTACCAATAGGTGCTAACATTATTGGTTCTTTATATAGTGACAATCCTATATTTGGATATAGAACAAGTGGACTTGATACAAATATTATTACTGGTAATCCTACTTATTCTTTAATTTTTCAAAAATTGATACCATCAATAAAAGCAGTATCACAATCAACGTTTAATCCTGAGAGAACTTTTTCTCAAGCAGACGGTAATAAAGCTATAGGAATTTTACCTTATTATAACTTAATAGGTTTACAACAATTCTTAAGAGCAATCGTTGGTGAACTACCAGAAAAAAGACAACAATAATAAATAAGTACCCATATTAGAAGAAGAAAAGGAGTTTAAATGGCTAATTCATTTGTAAGATATACAGGTGATGGCAGCACTACACAATATGCTGTAAGTTTTTCATATCGTGACCAGGCTGACGTAACTGTAACAATTAATGGTGTAGTTACATCAGCTTACACGTGGAACTCAGCAGGAACTCAAATTACTTTTACTTCAGCACCGGCTTCTTCAA